CCGAATCACATTGCTGATGACTTCTTTGCCTCTGTTTATCCTACTATTTCTTCTGGACAGAGCACAAAGGTAATTATCGTTTCTACCCCAAGGGGTATGAATCATTTTTATCGAATGTGGCATGATGCCGAAAAGGGTAAAAATGAGTATGTTCCAACTGATGTTCACTGGTCTGAGGTTCCTGGTCGCGATGAAGCATGGAAAGAACAAACTATTGCCAATACATCAGAACAACAATTTAAAGTTGAGTTCGAGTGTGAATTTTTAGGATCTGTCAATACACTGATTAATCCAGCAAAGTTGAGGAATTTAGTTTATGAAGATCCTATCCGCAGAAATGCAGGACTAGATATCTATGAAAATCCTAAAGAACAAAACAACTACCTTATTACTGTTGACGTTGCTCGTGGTTTGGGCAACGATTATTCTGCATTTGTCGTTTTTGATATTACAGAATTTCCCTACAAAGTAGTTGCAAAGTATCGAAATAATGAAATAAAACCGATGATGTTTCCAAGCATCATTAATGAAATAACTAAGGCATATAATAAAGCATTTGTTTTAATCGAAGTTAATGATATTGGAGATCAAGTAGCAAGTATTCTCCATTTTGATTTGGAAAACGAAAATATTCTCATGTGCTCCATGAGAGGTCGTTCTGGACAAATCGTGGGATCTGGATTTAGTGGGAAGAAATCTCAACTTGGCGTCAGAATGACTGCTGCGACTAAAAAGTTGGGTTGTTCCAATTTAAAGACATTATTAGAAGATGATAAGTTGTTAGTATGGGATTATGATATTATTTCAGAACTAACAACATTTGCACAAAAACATAATTCATTTGAGGCAGAAGAAGGTTGTAATGATGACCTAGCAATGTGCTTAGTTATTTTCTCTTGGTTAGTTGCTCAAGATTATTTTAAAGAAATGACGGACAATGATGTTCGCAAAAGAATTTATGAAGAACAGAAAAATCAGATAGAACAAGATATGGCACCTTTTGGATTCATTGAGGATGGATTTGGTGACGGTGCATCATTTACAGATAATGATGGTGATAGATGGTACTCTGACGAATATGGTGATAGATCATATATGTGGGATTATATGTGATGGATGCCAAGACTAAAGTTATAAATCTGATAAGGATTGTCATTTGTTTCCAGTTAGTAATAGTTGGAGCAACTATTATGGGTTGCTTTCTACCTGGCAAAACTTGTGACTCCGATGTAAAACAACATATCGCTAATATGATGACTGTTATTACAACATCCACATTTGCATTATACGCTGCAGAAAAATAATGGACATTGATGATCAGATTGAATTAGAACATTTATTGTTTTTTGATAGAAGGTGTCGTGCCTGTGGAAAAGTAAAAAATTTAATTAGTGATTTTTATTTGACAAGAAAGGATCGAAATACCTTTCAGTCATCTTATTCTTATGAATGTAAAGATTGCACAATAAAGAGGGTAAAATCAAAAAGAAAGAAAAAGAATCCTGATTGGGAATATCCCGATTGGTAGGTGTTCATGCATGGTTTCCCCGATGAAAATACCCTTTTTAATAAATATTTCTAGATAAAATTTGGATTCGGAGAACGAAAAGATGCCATTAAACTTAGCATCTCCTGGGATTGTTGTTAAGGAAATTGACCTTACCGCTGGTAGAGTCGATCCAACCTCAGAAAGAATCGGTGCTATTGTCGGACCTTTTGCACAAGGTCCTGTCAATGAACCTGTTATTGTCAACAACGAGCAGGAGCTTTTAGACACTTTCGGCAATCCATATGCAACTGACAAACATTATGAAAACTGGTTGGTGGCATCTTCATTCTTAGCATATGGTGGACCACTTCAGGTCGTAAGATCTGATGACTCAGATCTCAAGAACGCATTTGCTGGATCAGGTTCTGCTCCAAAGATCAGAAGTTACGAAGATTATGTAAACTTGGGTCATGATGAAAATATCATCACTGGCGTAACTGTTGCTGCAAGGAATCCAGGTTCCTGGGCAAATGGTATGAAGGTTGCTATCATCGATGGCAAGGCAGACCAAATTCTTAGTGGTATCAGCACAACCAACGTTGTAGTTGGTATGGGCGTTACACAAACAACTTTTGGTAGAGTAGTTGCTGGAACTGGATCCACATCAACTCTCGATGGTGAACTCAAGGGTATTATTACTGGAGTTGGTGCTGGAACGATCGAAGTTAAAGTTCTTTCTCATACCACTAACGCTGGTGTAGAAACTGATGTTGATTATCAACCTGGCGGAGTTTACGCATTCTCTGCAAGTGGTAATGTTGCTATTCACACAGCAGGTGTTGCAGTTGCAACTGGAACATTTGAATCAGTATCTTATACTACTAGACAAGATTGGTTCGATCAACAAAAGATTACTCTTGATAACGGAGTAACAATTGATTGGAATACCCTAGCAGATAGACCAGGAACTTCTTCCTATGCTGCTTCAAGAGGATCGAGATTTGATGAAGTTCACGTTGTTGTGTTTGATGCTGATGGTGACATCACTGGAAACACAGGAACTATTCTTGAGAAGCACTTAGCACTTGCTAAGGGATCTGATGCAGAATATTCAGTTGGTGCTGCATCATACTGGAGAAAGTATCTATCCACCACATCTACCTTCATTTATGGTGGCGGTGCTCCTGCTGGAATTGTAACAACTGGATTCTTAAGCACTGGTTCTGGATTCGATCATTCCACTGATATGGGATGGGATCAAGCAACCAATGGAATCACATTTGGTGCAATCGGTAATAGCACACTATCACTTGCTGGTGGTTTAAACTACGACGGTACTGCAGATCTTACTGCATCGGGCGCACTACAAACAACGATCGGTGATCTTTCCACAGGTTACGACTTGTTTGCAAACGAAGAAGAGTATGAAGTAGACTTCCTCCTCATGGGTTCTGCTGGATACTCAAGAGTTGACTCACAGGCATTGGCAAGCAAGATTATTTCTGTTGCTGAGTTGAGACAGGATGCACTCGCATTTGTTTCACCTTGCAGAAGTGAAGTTCTTACTGATTCTGGAAACGGATATGTTGTTAAGAGCGCAGCAGATGCAACAACTAACATTGTTGATTTCTACTCTGGCGTTCCTTCTTCATCATATGCAGTATTCGATAGCGGATACAAGTATATGTACGATAGATTCAGCGATACATTCAGATACATTCCAATGAATGGTGACCTCGCTGGTATTTGTGCAAGAAATGATGTTACTAACTTCCCTTGGTTCTCACCAGGTGGTACTCAGAGAGGTGCAATCCTCAATGCTGTTAAGTTGGCATACAATCCAAGTAAGGCACAAAGAGACAGACTCTACAGCAATAGAGTTAACCCAGTAATTAATTCACCTGGAGCAGGAATTGTCTTGTTTGGTGATAAGACTGGACTTGCTAAATCATCGGCATTTGATCGCATTAATGTTCGTAGATTGTTTATCTTCCTCGAAGATGCAATTTCTGCAGCAGCGAAAGACGTAATGTTCGAATTTAATGATGCAATCACCAGAAGTTCTTTTGTTAATGCGGTAGAACCTTTCCTCAGAGATGTTCAGGCAAAGCGTGGTATCCAGGACTTCAGACTGATTTGTGATGAAACAAACAATACAGCGGCAATCGTTGACGCGAATGAGTTTGTTGCAGACATCTACATCAAACCATCGAGATCCATTAACTTTATTGGACTCACATTTGTTGCCACAAGATCTGGGGTTTCATTCTCAGAAGTGATTGGAAACGTTTAATTTTTTAAAAATATAACTTAACGAGGCACAAAGCAAATGACACTCAGAACAATTTCCCAATTTAAAGCGAATTTAACGGGAGGTGGCGTAAGACCCAATTTATTTGAGGTCGAATTAAACTTTCCATCAGATTCGGATTTGACATTCATGTCAAACGACCCAGATGCATCTCCTGAAAATCAGGAGATCTCTGACGGAGGTGTTGCTGATAAAGTTCCTTTCTTAGTAAAGGCAGCAAACTTGCCAGCATCTAACATCACTCCTGTTGAGGTTCCTTTCCGAGGAAGGATCCTTAAAGTTGCTGGTGAAAGAACCTTCGATACTTGGACTGTTACTGTTCTAAACGATACTGATTTCAGAATCAGAACCGCTATGGAACAGTGGATGAATGGTATTAGTAGATTGGCAAACGGATCAGGTGAGGTTAATCCTACAGATTACACCAAAGATGCCATGGTAAAACAACTTGGCAGAAACGGTGACGTTTTAAGATCCTACAATTTCATTGGATTATTCCCAACTAATATCTCAGAAGTTCCACTATCTATGGATACTACTGATACTATTGAGGAATTCACTGTAGAATTCCAGGTACTCTACTGGACCGTCAATTCTGGTGGTTCCGCAGAGAAGCCAGCAATAGCTTGATAAATAGTTAGAACAGTTTAAGTTTACTTATAAAATGTCTAAACTCTTTGGATTTTCTATTGAGCCTGGTGAGAAAAAATCCAAATCCGTTGCATCCCCCGTCCCACCTAATAATCAGGACGGGGTTGACAATTTTATTGCCAGCGGATTTTATGGTTCTTATGTAGATATTGAGGGTGCATATAGAACAGAGCACGATTTAATTAAAAGATATCGAGAGATGGCACTTCACCCAGAAGTGGATAATGCCATCGAAGATGTTGTCAATGAAGCAATCGTAAGTGATCTTTACGATTCGCCAGTAGAGATTGAGTTGTCTAATTTAAAGGCAAGTGATAAATTAAAAGAAAAGATCAGAGCAGAATTTAGATATATTAAAGAACTTTTAGATTTTGATAAAAAATCACACGAAATTTTTAGAAATTGGTATGTTGATGGTCGCCTATACTATCATAAGGTAATCGACCTCAAAAAACCTCAAGAAGGGATCAAAGAACTGAGATATATTGATCCAATGAAAATGAGGTTTATTCGTCAGGAGAAAAAACCAAAAGGAAATACTGTCAACGGTATTGACCTCTCCAGAATGACTGAGGAAAGTAAGTCATTCTATCCAGAGATCGAAGAATTCTTTATCTTCTCACCAAAACCAAATTATCCACTGGGAATGGTTCGTGGTGGTGGATCAAAAGGTGTAAAGATTGCAAAAGATTCTATTACATACGTCACTTCAGGTCTTGTAGATCGTAATAAAGGCACTGGTCTTTCATATCTTCATAAAGCAATTAAGGGTCTTAATCAACTTAGAATGATTGAGGATTCTTTGGTTATCTACAGATTATCCAGAGCACCAGAACGTAGAATCTTCTATATTGATGTTGGTAATCTACCAAAGGTAAAAGCAGAACAATATCTGCGTGATGTTATGAACCGCTATAGAAATAAGCAGGTTTATAATGCACAAACTGGTGAGATCAGAGATGATCGTAAATTCATGTCCATGATGGAAGACTTCTGGTTACCTAGAAGAGAAGGTGGTCGTGGAACAGAGATCACAACTCTTCCTGGTGGGCAGAATCTGGGAGAACTTTCTGATATTGAGTATTTCCAGAAGAAATTGTATAGAGCACTGGGTGTTCCCGAATCCAGAATTGCAAGTGATGGTGGATTTAATTTGGGAAGATCATCAGAAATACTCCGCGATGAATTAAAATTCGCTAAGTTTGTTGGTCGTTTAAGAAAGAGATTTGGGCAACTCTTTAACGATATGCTCAAAACACAACTCATTCTTAAGAACGTTATTACTCCAGAAGATTGGGAAACTCTATCTGATCATATCCAATATGATTTCTTATATGATAATCAGTTTGCAGAACTAAAAGAAAGTGAACTGATGAATGAGCGTCTTGGAACTCTTGCAACTATCGAACCATATATTGGTAAGTATTATTCGGTAGATTATGTTCGACGCAAGGTTCTACGTCAAACTGATCAAGAAATTCTTGAGATTGATGAGCAAATAGAAAAAGAAATTAAAGACGGAATTATTCCAGATCCAAATGCAGTAGATCCAATTACTGGTGAACCATTGCCAGATGGTGGTGGAGATTTATTGGGTGATGTTCCAATGGAACCAGATCTTGATAGTGCTGGTGCTGTCACAGATGCAGATCTACAAAAAGACACCAAATCTGCTGAGATATAAATAGAAAATATACATTAATATTATTTTCATGGAAAATATCGTCGATTTGATTGCTACAGATGCTTCTGCGTCTGATATTAGCGACAGTATTAAGGATGCATTATTTGCAAAAGCAGCAACGGGTGTTGAGTCTCAGCGTCCAAATGTTGCTCTTTCAATGTTTGATGTAGAGACTGAAACCGATACAAACGAGAATCCAGAATAATGATACTTAAAGTTTTAGCAGCGGAAACTGATTTGACTTCTGCAACAAACGTAAGCAACGCAACAGTTGTGAGATTGTATAACGGTCATTCTGCTGCACTAGTTATTACCAGAGCAGATTCTGGTAGTTCTACCATTGGTAGTTTTACTCTGAAAAATGGTGAAACTGTATATGTTGAGAAAGATCCTACAGATCTACTCAGTGCTGCCTCAAACGGATCTTCAGTAAAAGTCGTAAAAGTAGCATATAATATCTCATAAGAGGAACCAAAGTAATGGCACTAGCATCCACAGACGTTACCACAAGTGCATATGTCAAGATTGGTGATAATGTAAGCACAATTACCTTTCAATGTCAGAGTGGTAATCCAGT